TTGCCATCCTGCCAGAAGCTCGCCAGCTTAATTTCATTCAGCAGATGATGGACGTGTTCGCAGAGAAGCAAGTCTTCCCTCCGATGCTTGTTCCTGACACATTCGAGGGCAGTCTTAAAACGGCAGCACGGGCGCTGAATTATTACCCTTCCGGCATGGGGCCTGAAAGTGTTTATCCTGTGCCGGTCACAGGTGAATGGAGCGTTGCTTTGGAACGTGTGCGTATGCGTCAAGACATGATCAAGCGCCTCTGCTCGCTTGATATGTTCCAGATGTTCGCAAGCATCGACCGCGAGATGACTGCTTATGAAGTGGCACAACGTGCAGGTGAGAAGCTGGACACTGTGGGGCCTATCTATCACCGCGACGTTCGTGAAACGATTGAGCCGCATCTACGCCGTGCCTTTGAGCTTTGCGCTGAGAATGGCTTGCTTCCACCACCTCCGCAAGAAGCCTATGAGCTTGTCGGCCGTGGTTTTGTGCAAGTCGCCGACCCAGAGATTGCGCTCACGTCACGGCTGGCGATGGCGATTGATAGCTGGAACGCACGCGGAGCCGATGAGGTCATGCAAACGGCCGCTTCGATTGCTGCCATTGATCCTACGGTTATGGACAACATTGACACGGCTTTTTACATCCGCGAGAAATCAAGGCTTGTCGGCGCCCCTGAAGGCCTACTTCGCAAGCGTGAAGATGTCCAAGCGATCCAACAACAACGCGCACAGGCACAGCAAATGCAGCAAGCGGCCATGATGGCTAAGGAAATGGGCAGCGCTGTAAATAGTGCTGGCGGTATTGACAAAGTGAAGGAATTAGTCGGGGCGTAATCATCACACATGACACCATCATCACCTGAGCTACTGACGCCGCTCACTGCCGACGAAAAGAAGGACGTGTTAAAAGCCGCTCTTCGACTCTTCGACAAGCCGGATTTTCAGCTAGTTTTCCGCTCACTCAACGCAGACGTGGGCGGTATTCTTAATCCCGCTTTCGAGCAAGGCGGCGATGTAGTTAAAGCAGCATTCCGCGAAGGGCAAAAAGAACCGCTTCGATGGCTATTTACGATGCACTTAAAGGGCATTCCAGAAGCCGAGAAACCTCAAGAACAAGAAACATGATCACGATCACACCAGACAATCAAATCGACCGCGACGGCGAAATCATTGGCAATATCATCGGCAACATTGCATGGATGAACGCCAAACCAGCGCCGCGCATCATTGGGCAAATTCGCCAAGTCGCAGGCATTGCCGGGCTAACCTTTGAAGTCGCTGAAGCGCCAACTGTCAACGAATCCTTAACGGTTGAACCAATTTCCGCGCCGGAGGTTGTCGGTAATCCGCCGGCGTCGGAGCCTGCCGCTAGTTGTGATGATCTAGCGGCAGGCATTACTTTTGCCATTAGCTCTAAATGGGGCATTTTCGGCACGTCATACTTTGCGCGATGCTTTGTTAATCATTACGGCAACGACGCTTACTCGCAATTTTGCAAAGCTAACGGCCTTTGATCTTTCCTATGGAAACCGAAACTACACCACCACCACCAGCGGACAACGCATTGCAAACGCAAGCTGCGGTCACAACTGAAACAACAACGACGCCAATTGAGGCAGCGCCTTCAACGGTAACGCGGCCTGATTACATTCCTGAAAAGTTTTGGGATGCACAGAAGGGCGAGGCCAAGCTAGATCAGCTAGCCATCAGCTACGCCAATCTAGAAAAAGCTTTTTCCTCGAAGTCGCAGGCTCCAAAGAAACCTGGGGCCGACGCATCGCCAGAGGATCAGGCCAAGTATTACGCCGATCTTCGCAAGTTTACCGGAGCGCCTGAAAAGCCGGAAGATTACGGCATCAAGGCACCTGACAACCTTCCTGAAGGCGTTGAATGGAATGCTGAACTAGCAGGCAAAGCTGCGGGCATTGCTCACAAATACGGAGTGCCACCGGAAGCTTTGCACGAGTTGATTAATCTCAATAATGAGAATATTAGCAGCTTTGTGGCAAAGTCTGAAGATTTTGTAAAAATTTCACATAAAGATCATTTTGTTGATATTCTGACGAAAGAATGGGGAAACGACGCCGTGAGCAACTGGCAAGCGATTGATCGAGGTGCAGCGGCATCACGCGTAGACAAGACTGCTTTTGACCCTGACGCTGATGTAAGGATGGTTCAGCGAGAACTGGCAAAACTAGTGCTTCAACGTGATGAAGATTTCCGCGACGACAAAGGGCTGATCAGCTCTGACTCTCAAGTCACTTACAAAGAGCAGATGGAGCGCATCCAAAAAGGTGACGACTTCAACGGCAAGAACGGGCCAGAGGCTCAACAGGCAGCATTGGAAAAGCTCCAAGGGCTTTTCAACGCATCGCGGGCGAAGTAAAAAACATTACAATAAAGCGGCTCTCAGAAATGGGGGCCGCTTTTTTGTGCTTGCATCTTTTCTCAGATGTGAGAATATAGGGTAACAACGGCCCCGCAAGGATAAGCTGTATGCCGGACATAGGCCCGCAAACAGCGGAGAACCGAAGAACCGGGAAGACATGACACTTCCTCAGTCGCTCACAAGGGCGGCTCAACTTCACCTCTCTAATTCCCTGCCAATATGGCTACTATTGATACCTTCTACCCAACGATGTTTCAGACATCGTTCGACCAAGTTCTACAGCAGATGGATTCCCGTTTGCTTAGCTCCATTACTCGCGCCGATTTCACCGGCAAGAAGAAATGGTTCAACCTCCTGAATGACAGCGAGGCACAAGACATCCTTACTCGTAAGGGCGACACTCCAGACGGAGAGTTTGACGGCTCCAAGTATTGGCTTACCCAACGTCCAAAGGAAAAGGTCACAACCTTCGACGAATGGGACAAGCACTTCCTTGGCACCATCGTATTGCCAACTTCTGACGAAGTTCAAAGCCACGCAATGGCATTCAACCGCGCCACCGATGACGTGATTATCAGCGCCTTTGATGCTACCCGCTACATCGGCGAAGACGGCACCACGACTGACAGCTTCCCAGGCGGTCAATCCATCGCTGCCAACTACGCTGAGACTGGCTCTCCAACTTCCATTGGTATGACGCTCGCAAAATTGCGCCGCGCCAAGTATCTCATGGACGTGAGCGAGGTGCCTGATTCCGAGCGTTACATCGTCATCGGCGCGCAGCAAGAGCAAGATCTCCTCCGCGACACCAACCTGACAAGCGCTGACTTCAACACGGTCAAAGCTCTGGTTGATGGCAAGGTTGACACCTTCCTCGGATTCAAATTCCTGAAGTCTCAGCGCCTGCCAGTTGGCACCGTTTCCGGTGTTGCTGACATCCGTAGCTGCTTCGCCTTCCACAAGTCTGCCATCAAGTTCGCCATGAGCGACCGTCAGACTCGCATGGACATCCTGCCACAGCGTCGTCACGCTCTTCAGATTCGCTCAACCATGATGCTCGGTGCCGTTCGCACTGAAAACGAAAAGGTTGTGCGTCTTTACAGCGACGAAACTCCATAACCTGAACTGATTGGGGCGGTGTAAAAACCGCCCCTTTCTTAAACCTTTACCCTCAAAAAATATTCTTATGGCTGCTCTTACTGACTCCTCACTCTTCACGGCACAAGCTGCCGCCCTCCTTGACGGCTCCGAACGTCCAAACCGCACTGGCGCTACTGGCGGCACGGTTAAGAAGCTCCGCGCTTCCTATACCACCACCGGAAGTGAAGCTGCGAACGACACGTTTAATCTCTGCTACCTTCCTAAAGGCGCTTCGCTTTCTCGGGCAGGTTCAGCGGTTTCATGCGTTGATCCTGGCACCACGCTCACGCTTGACATCGGCACAAGCTCCAATGCAGACCTTTACGCTGACGGCATCGTTCTCTCGAGCGGTGGCACCATTAGCTTTGGTTCTGCCGTTGCTGGCACCGCTGCCGATTTGGCTCCTACTGTCACCACTGACAATAGCGCCGTCATCGTGACCATTGCCTCAGCTAATACGGTCACGGCTTCAGTCGTTCTCTACTTTGAGATCGAATACGTGGACTGGAATTAACCTTCCCGTTGGTTGACCTCGGGAGGCTCCTTGTGTATTAAGGGGCCTCCCTTTTTCTTGAATCATTACCATTATGGCCGCCACTGCTACAGAGATCGCAAACCTTGCAATTGCCCATCTTGGTGGAAGGGCGCTGACTGCGCTTTCCACTGACACGACTCAACAAGCGGCAAGCTTGCGGAAGTGGTATAATCCAGACGCAGGAACGCCAGTTTATACGGCACTTGATGAGGCATTGCGCGCTCATCCATGGAATTTTGCCACAGCTAGAAAGCGGCAGACTGTCACCTATCAAACGCTAACGGGCGCGGCAGTTACTAATGAAGGCGGGCTGGTTAAGATTACACTCACGGCTCACGGTTACGTCACTGGTGATCGCGTTTATGTTAAGGACGTGGTGGGCGTCACTTTAGCCAATGGCCAATGGTATGTGACTCGCATCGACAACAATAACTTTACGCTCGACGAATCAGTGTTTGCTGGCACTTACACAAATGACACGGGCAGCGTCGTCGGCATTCCACAGTTTGACTGGGACTTTCAGCACACTCCACCGGCTGACTGCTTGCGCGTAATTTCGCTCAATGCAGGCGGCGGGCAGATGGAAGATGCGGGCGCTGATTTTACCGTTGAGAAAGGGCTAATCCTTACCGATGAGGAAACGATCAACCTTAAATACATTCAGCGAATCACAGACGTGACCGATTATCCGGCTGATTTTGTAACGGCATTCTCATTCCTGCTTGCCTCTTGCATCGCACAAGATACACAAGGCGCATCAGGACAGGCTCAACAAATGCGGCAGTTCTATGAAAAGGCAGTAGCGCCACCTGTTAAGGCTCGCGACTCAAACGAGGGCAAAGCGCGGCGCATTCCACCCTTTAACGATTCACAAGTCATCTCTGCCAGAATGGGCGGTTACTGGACTGGCGGCATAACTGAATAATCTCATGGCTCAATTCCAAACGATCAAATCGGTGTTCAACGGCGGCGAGATGTCGCCTATCATGGACGGGCGCACGGACTCGGAGAAATACGCGACTGGGTGCAGAGTCTTGGAAAACTTCATTGTGCGTCCTTATGGCGGAGCGTTCAAGCGTCCTGGGACTAAGTTTGGATTGTCAGATTCTGACGTGACTAATTGTTTCCGACTTATTGCTTTTCGTCGATCGTCCAATGTTAACTTTGTTTTGGGATTCAAAACAAACGCCATAAAGGTGTGGTCTTATGACACTGGAACATTCACACTAATTGCAACGCTAACGACGGATTACACAGAAGCAGAAATCCGCGCCATTCATCACATCCAGCTCAATGACGTGATGTATCTGACAGTTGCGACTAAACATCCTAAGATCATTACACGCGCCAATGATGGCACTTGGTCATTTACTGACGTGCCGTTTCAGTTTGCTCCCGCCCTTGATCCTCCAAGTGATGCGGTGACGATGATGCTGGAATACGACGCAAACGATTGGGTGACGGCAACAAGTTATTCAGTGGGCAACTTCGTCTTGTATTTGAACGATCTTTACCGATGCAAGACGGCAAACTCGGACGTTTCGTTTACCGCTGCAAAATGGGATAAGGCTACGTATCAGAAACCGTGGAATGTGGATACTGCCTACGTAGCTGGCGATGTCACAGAGTATTTTGGAAGCAATTACTTTTGTATTACGGCCAATACTGCAACGAGCGCAAACAGGCCAGGAACTGGCGCTCAATGGGTGCTGATTACAATCACAGATTACAGGCTTATTTCCAGTTCTGCCGTATTTGACGCTAATGAAGTTGAAAGCACTTGGCTATTGTCTCCAGGTTCAAGTGGAAGAATTACCACTGAGCCTATTGCCACGGCTCCAGCGACGACAACCACCGCAGCTATTTTCATTCAAGGTTCCTACGTTGCGCGAACAAGCTGGGCAGTTGGTTTTGCACCGGCTGGAACTATTATTCAGCTTCAAGAATCTCTTGATAGGATCAATTTTACGAACATTCGCGAATGGTCTATTAGCGGCGTTCTTGATGGAACAATTAGCTATACGGCAGAGGCTCCAAACACTGGCGGATGGTATCGAATGGTTGCCATTCGAACGGGAACAAATTCAAATGCGTCGAGCATGACCATTGAGCCGGTTTCTGGCAAATTGGACATTCCCTTTCAAATTCAAAGCTACGTATCGACAACTCAGGTCAGAGGTATTCCAAAGCTAGCCGTTGATTCTCTCATTCCCAATGAAGTCATAGGCTTTACTTTTCCGGTCTGGCGCAAGGGTGCGTTTTCTGTGACTCGCGGTTATCCAAGAACGTGCGCTTTTCATGATAACAGGCTATTCTTTGCCAGCACGGATTTGTATCCGACTCGAATTTGGGGCAGTCAAATTTCAGACTTTTACACATTCCTGATCGGATCTCTGGACACTTCAGCATTGGATTTAACGCTAGCAGCAACGCAGGCCAATCGCATTCAATGGATTTCCAGCTTCAAACGCACGCTTGTGATTGGCACAACTGGCGAAGAATGGACAATGGACAGCGGCGATCAGGACAGCGCATTAACGCCAAGCAACGCAAGGCTTCGCAGGTGGAGCCGATACGGGTCATCTCCATTGCAGCCGGTCTTGTCTGGCGATGGTTTGCTGTGGTTAACCGGAGATGACAAGCTCCGTGAGTTTGCCTATGTCTTTGAAAAAGACGGTTATTCAGCGCCTAATATGTCTTTGCTCGCTGAACATATCCCGACATCATCGGGCACGATTACGGACATGGTTTACAGTCAATGTCCTGATCCGACGTTGTGGTTTGTTCATGCTGGCGGCGAATTGTCGGGCTTTACTTATGACCGAGAGAACAACGTAACGGCTTGGCATCGGCACAACTTTGGAAGCGGCAGTCGAGAGATTGAAGGACTCTGCGTCGTCGGCACAAGCGATACAGACACAAAAGACTCGTTAGTGTTTTTGATGGAATCATATTCCAGCTCCACATATTTTTATTCGTTGGAGTCTATTGTTGGAAGTGAATTAACGACATCATATAAAAGCTATTCAGGCACGTTTAGCGATTCATGGCGTATTTTGATTGGGACTTACAATGCAGGTTTAAATCAAACGACATTTAATGTCGGCACTCACTTAAACGACGAAAAGGTTGTTTTTACGACGTTAATAAACAGTCAAACCATACTCAATTCTGATGGCAGTCCATTTGAAGTGACTGTTTCTAGCGGGAATGCCGTGGTAAGCGGAAACATATCTTCAGGTTCATACGTTGTCGGAGTTCCGTATTCAGCATTCATAATGCCCAATCGTTTTGAGGTAAACACGCAAAGCGGGACGGCGCAGATGAATAAGTGGCGCATTTCCCGAGTTTCATTTAGATTGTTTCAGTCAAAATACGGTAACGTGTTTTTTCGACCAACTGAGGGCACTAATTTTCTTGAGGCTGATTTCAGCAATTTTACCGCCATTGAATATGACGATATGGATGAATTTCCATTGTCTTCAGTTGTTTTACGAAACACAAGTTCGACTAGAATTGTCAAAACAGGTCAGACTAAAGCTCAGTCTATCGTTGGCGATTGGGGCGATGCTGTTGATATTACGGTAGCATCCAAACATCCTTGGCCGTTTAACGTGACAGCCATGCTATGCGAGGTGGCTACAGATGGCATTTCAGGCGCGGGAACTTGACTTTAATATCAAATCGTGATGAACTGATAGGAAATCATCACATGACCATTAGAGCTTATACTTCAGAGGACTTTCCGCTTATTGAGATGTGGGCCAAAGCTCGCGGCATGGCAATAATCCCGCAGCTTCTTAGTCCTAACGGGTTTATCGTCGAGGATGAAAGCGGGCCTTTTGCCGTGTGCTTTGTGTATCTGGCGTTTGGATGCCCCATTGCCTCGCTAGACAATCTTTTCACTAAACCGGGCACCTCGTTTGCTAAATGCCGCAAAGGTTGGCCGATACTCTGGCGAACAATTCTTTCCTTTCTCTCAAATTTGAGAACTTGCGATGACGTGCCTTTGAGTTATAAGATAGTCAGACTCCATACCAGAAAAGCTCTTGCTAAGAAGTTTCTTAGCGAAGCGAATGGCTGGTATATTTCAAAGCACCAAAGCATTCAGGCCACTTATGCGATACCATGATCATTTTGATTATTTTCCGTTAAATACTGGCGGGCCGATTGGCATTTATTCTGCGACACGTCCAGCTTGTAATACAGGCATTGAAATTGCGTTGCTTGCCGGATCTTTAATTGCAAGTGCCGCTGGAACATACATGCAATATGAGTCAGCTCAGAATTCAGCTAAACAGGCCGAATATAACGCACAAGCACAAGCTGACGCCATTGGTCAAGAGCAACGCAGACAGACATTAGAAAATCAAGAGAATCAACGTCGAGCGGTGCAAGAGCAACGCAGGCAAAGGGCGACACAACTCGCGGCAATGGCTGGTAGCGGCGCGATGCTTGGCACTGGATCGTCTCTTGCTTTGGAAGCTGATACCTGGGCCAAGCAGCAAACAGAGCTAGCAGATCAGCAATATGTGAATCAGTTGTCTCAACGGCAACTTGCCTATCAGCGCACGTCCACACTCCAGATGGGGCAGCAAACAGCCGCAGGAATACGCAGGGATGCCACAGGGCAGGCCATCGGCAATATTGGATCAACAATCGGGCAGGCTTATCAATCGTGGTCAACACGGCCCCAAGCGGCGGGTGGTGCATCTACAATACCAGCGGGCTACCAGCCGCGCACAGTTTCACAACGTCCAGCAGGACTGTAATTTATGGCACGCATTCCAATCCTTCAAGAACCTGGGCAGCTCCAGACCGGCAACCAGACGATCCGCACGCCTGATCTTCCAGCCGTCACAAATGCCAGCATGGGCAAGGCGATCAGCAATTTAGGCAACGTGGCCTTCGACATCGCGCAGAAGGCCAAGCGTGCAAACGACGTGACCAAGCTCACGGAAGCTAGTCTTGCGATGAACAAAGCGCAGATGGATTTTGCGACGTTTCAGCAGGATAACCCAGATGAAAAGAATTGGCTTCCAAAGTGGCAGAGTTTGCAGAACGACATCAAAGCTCAATTCGATCAAGCTGAATTGACGCCTGAAGCAAGAATGCAGTTTAACGACAGGCTTTCAAACTGGGCGACTCGCGGGACGATCAACGTGCAAGCGCAAGCGTTTAAGCAAACTGGCAGAAGGATGGAAGCAGTCGGCGAAATGGCAAAACGGCAAGCCATTGAAACTGGCGATGTATCCATTTATGAAAACCACGCCAATGCAGAGGTTGACGCTGGCCTTAAATTGCCAGAAGTAGCCAATGCCGAAATTGATGAAACCAAACGCCTTACTGTAAAAAAAAGAACGGAAGACATAAATGCGCAGATTTCATTATTAACTCAAGCAATTAAGGATGGAGACAGAACAGCTATTAATAAGTTAGCCAAGCTTAATGATAAGCTTCAAGACCTTGGAGTAATTTCAGATGATGTGGCTAAACTTAATAATCAGGTGATCATTAAAGGCGCTAGAAGTCAGCAAGAGGTTAATGATCTAATGGTTGTCGCAAATGATAATCCAGACGCAGCGGCAGAGCTTGCAGTTGCTAAGGAACGTGAAGGCAAAATAACTGGACAAGACCGCGTAAATATTGAGCGCGAGGCCTATCAATCCAAGGCGTTCAAACGTCGTGATGCAGTCAATAAATATAAAGAGCGTCTTGCGTTGCATGACATCCCATCGCCGGAAGAATTACAGCAAGATACAAGTCTGACAGATTTTGACCGCGCTAGCATTGCAGCACTGGCAACCGGAAGTGTGAACGATCCGGCTGAGTTTGAAAGCGCATTGACTGCGGCAATGTCGTTTGACTCTGGTAAATACGTTGATCCTCGCGATGCCATAACGGCAGCAACTCAGATGGAGGCATCTTTTGAGGCTCGTTTTGATGGCCCTTATCTTGATAGCCTTCGCGCAGAATTAACAAAACGTCGTGACCGTGATCCAGCCTTGCCAACGGCTGAAACTGACATTGGGCCAGCCATGCAACAATTGGAAGATTCAATCAAACAAGGCGGCCTTTTTCCTCTTGAGCGTCCAGTGATGAAGGACGGTAAGCAAGTGATGCAAGATCCAAAGAAGATTGGATTTGTAACAAAGCCGGGATGGATGTGGGGAGAAAGCCAGATAGACGTTAAGGAAAACGAAGGCAAGCCGGTTCCATTGACTGAGCCTGACAAGGTGGCGATTGAAAAGGCGGCAGCAATTCAGCGCGAGATTCGCCGCACTATTGAAAGTGAAGTAAAAGCTGGAAAGCTTAAAGATCAGTCTGAAATTACGGCTCGCATGTTTGATCTTGCTACTATAAAAGGAATCAAGATTAAACCGGTAAAGCCTAATTCAATGCTTCCTGCATTACAGTCGGACGGCATAAGTGATGAAGCATTTAACGAAACTCTGAAAAAATACGGCAAATAATATGGTCATTGACGAAAACGACGCATTCCAGCTTTTTCAAGGAATTGAAACCATGCCGGAGGATATGCGCCCGCGTGCGGCGTCATTACTTGCCGATTACAAGGCGCAGCAGGAATCTTTAGGCGCTCCGCTATGGCCGACACAAGAGAAGCTTAAACAAGACCGCAAGAAACGCGTGCAGGAGGTATTTAATAATCCTCTTGTTTTGGACTCTGACAACGGCGCATTTGTTGAGGCTAACAAAGTAAAGCCTGGACTTGGTGACAATCTGCGAGCACGCGAAGCTTCCATCCTTTGGCTTGCGGATCGTTACAATGCCGACGAGGCCGATGTCAGAAAGCGTTACGATTTTTACAAAGCAGATCAGTCGCAAAAATGGGGCGTTCAATCCCTTGATGATTCGACGTTTTTCGGGAAAGCAAAATCTGAACTAGATGCCGACACTTTGCGGATTGAGAAGCGCAAGCAATCTGCACTTACAGGCATGGAGTCGGCGCTTTCCGGCGCAACCATGGCAAGTGAATTGGCAAGATTTCAAGAATCATATCCAGATGCCACCGAAGATGAAAAGCTTACGTTTGCTGACACGTTATTTCAAACGTCTGCAGCTTTATTACCTCATAGAAAGTTAATTGATTCCGCTGCTCCTGCTATGCGAAGGATTCAGCAAGGGCAAGGAACCAATGAAGATCGTCAAACAATCGAAGATCTTACTTGGAGATTAGCACAATCAACTGGGCGCGAGCGTCAAATATTAACTCGTTCCTTGTTGATGGGGGCCAAGAAAGTTGCAGAGGAAGGCGGCAAACGTGATGTTTCTGGAACTTTTGCGGGCAGTGCCGTTAACTTAATTGAAAGCATGTTTGGCGCTGGTCGTCGTGGCGAGGAATTATCACGGCGCATTGATCCGAATCAACCGTTGCCAATATCTGGGCCGATTGCTTCTGTTGAAGACGCATTAAAAGCTATGGACGATATGGCACGCGCTGACATTGCATCTCGCGTGCCATACGATCCGAATGCACCTGAATTGCCAGCCGCTCGCGCTTTAAGTGATGATGAAAAAGCTTTTGTCATAGAAGCAAAAGAACGCGTCAAAAGTTTATTTAAGGCAGAGCGTGAATTAAAAAAGATCGCTCTTAGCACTGATCCAATGGATGATTCTATCCTTGGCACGATGGCAAGCGGTGCGGCTTCAAGTCTTGCGCTTATGCTGCCACTTGCAATGGGGCCGCAAGGTTTGCTTATGGCTGGCGGTGGTTATGCAAATCTTGAACGCGAGGAATTGCTGACTGAGTTTCCAGATATGAATCCCGATGATGCTGGAACTATTTCAGTTTTATCTGGTGCTGCTCAGGCCGCAATGGATAAAGCCACGCTGTTTGGATTGGGTAAGTTTGCGCCTAACGTGCGTAAAATGATCATGGGTGGAGTCACTAAGGAGCTTGTTAAAAAAGCAACGGCACAAGGCGCGGCATTGTTTGCATTTGAGAATACCGTCGAGGCTGCTCAGGATTTAAGCACTTCCGTCATTCAAACGATGGTGTCAGAATTAAGCCAGACAGTTCCTCAAGTTGATTGGCAAAAAGAGAAAGACGAGTTTCTAGGCACTCGCGCAGATGTGGCTATTGGAATGATTCCTTTAATGCTGATTGGCGCTGGCGTTAATACTGCTGCTAACAAGCAGCAGATAAACAAAATGCTTTCAGATAATGACTTGATGATGCGTGTAGGAATCATTCAAGAAGATCGTGTGAAGATTCTTGAGCTTTCTACGGCTGGCAAAACAAACGAAGCGGAAGCTGCTTTGCAGGATGCTATGGGTAGGCGTTCGCCAGAATTAGCGGCAGAAGTTGCCGATAGATATGCTAGTAAATTGGATTCATTACGAAAGGTTCAAGATCAAATATCGACATTAGACATTACATCGCCAGAATACACTGCAAGCGTCACGCGCTCTCCTGCGGGCTGGCAAGTAACGACAGGTGAGGGCACAATTATTCCTGTGGATTCCGCCGAAGCTGCAAATCAAATTTATAGCAAGCTTCGCCAAGTCGGAAGCCAGCAAGAGGCCGATGCGCTTGTAAGCGTGATTGACGGCTATTACGAGAAAGGCAGGCAGGCTGAAACTGTGCTTACAGGTGAAAAAGTTGAGGCATCTGAAGAGTTTGGAGTCGTGGCTATTCGGCGCGATGCTAGTGGCGCTATTCTTTCACAGCGCCAGCTTGGCCCTCAAGCTCTTGAAACCGTTCGCGCAGAAGCTGAAGTTGCAGGTATTAAGACAGGCACGCGTGGCGTTTTTGCGCACATTAACGGATCGAACGAGGTCTTCCCGATGCGCGTGGCCGATGGGGCTAAAGAGATCGTTCGCAGGATGAATCTTTACAAATCACAGGATAAAGGCCAGCCGCAGGTGTTCACGTTCCTGCATGAAAACTTTGAATCAACGTGGCGCTTGGGCATAGAAAACGGCACGTTCTCAGATCAAGAGACACGAACGGCAATGCGCGCGCTTTTGCCTGCTTTTGAAGGCGTGACGGCATTTAATGCCGAAGAGGCTCAATTCATTGACAATCTACGCACGCTAGCAAGCGGCAAGGGCAATGAAACCATGCTGCGTGAAACCGTGTCCGAAATGGTTATGCGTGACGTGCTAGGGCGTGATCGCCAAGGCCGTGCCACTGGCATGAAACCTGGGTCTATTTCCCGCGCCATTGAGGCGTCTGTGATGGGTGCAAATACTCAAGAGGAAGTCAGCGCGTTAAAAAGCATTCTGGCTGCAATCAAAGCGTTTACCGCCTACCTCAAAGGCGTGTTTGGCACCGTTGATGCTATCACCAAAGCTCGCGATGAAGGCAAACTCGGCGAAGAATACGACACGTTTATCAACAAAGTGCTCGGCATCGACGAGGTAAAGCAGATGGAAGGGCAAGTTCCCGGCGAGGTGAAATCCATGCTTGGCGTTGATGAGGAAGCTCAGGCAGTGATTGACGCTGGGAATATGGCGTTCAGCATCTCGCCCGTCACTCCAGAGCAGGACGCCGAATACCTTGCGTTAGCCAAAGAACCGGAAAAGAATCGCACGCTGTTGCAGAAGATGGTGGATGCTGTGGCGAAAGCGGCTGGTTATAACGTGGAACCAGTGTGGCATGGTAGCAATTCACCGTTTAACATATTTGACAAAAAGAAGGCAAAAGAAGGAAGGTTTGGCAAAGGTTTTTATTTTACCCCAGATAAGGAATCAGCTAAAAACTATGGCAATGAATCCGTTCGAGTTCGTGGTGGAGAATTAACTTTGAGGCAGTTTTATCTTAAAGATGACACATTTAACTACAAGGATGCTATTCGCGTTGCTTTTGATCCATCCCAAATCAAATCCGCCGACCCAGTAACCTACGACAACGCTGGCAACGTCATCCCGCTATCTCAGCGGTTTAATCCTGAGACGCCGAATATTAATTTCAGCATCTCGCCCATTCGCAACCTCAACGAACTCAGCGATCAAGTAGAGCGCAACTTTGCTGAGAATCCAGCGGGCGCGCTCGAAGTGAAATCACGGGTGATTCGCCAGTTTGCCAAGCTCGCCGATAAATGGAGCAATGAGCGTTGGACGCCACAAGGCAACAAGATCAGGCCGATTAGTGAAAAGCGCACGGTGAAGAGTCTGGACAAAGAGCAGGCAATGCGGCAGGCACAGCGTGAAGTTGAGCTTGTGAATGAGGGCATGGACAAGCTGACGCCAGACACTCTGATGGCGTATTCTGAAGGTGTTGGCACGCTTCAAGATGATCCGTTGATTGCGAAGATGCTTAACGACAATGGAAAGCTCATGTCAAAAGCTACGGCTGAACGTGAAGGTCGAAACATCAAAGATCAATACGACGATGCTGGCTGGATTCCGCCGCAATGGTATGCAAAGGCTGGCGGCATTATGCCTGACGTGATGGCAAATAATCTCGGCTTTGATTACGCCTCCGAGATGTGGGCCGCGCTTGAATCGTCCATTAAATCGCATCGCAACGCTAAGGCCGATTACGCCAAAGCCGAGGCCGCAGTTAAAGCGGTCGAAAAAGCAGCGTTTGAACAAGCACGCCAAGAAGCTCAAGCATGGCGCGACGAGGCCGATGCAATGCAGAAAGAGGACTGGTCGCCGCGTGAATCGCTCGTGCGTGATCTCATCACCCTCGAGGCTATTGTTGCCATGTTCCCGCAGGAGATCCGTGGCAAGATCGGCGGTTTTGTCACCCTAGCACGCAAGGCTAGCGAATCGGCACGGTTGAAAGTGTTGCAACGCCAGCTTGAACGTGGCCAGGAGTTGCTAGAAAAGCATCTCAAAGAGCAATATGGAACGGCGGTTGATAAATTGCTTGAACGCTATCAATCAAAGCGGGATTCAAGCGGGCGAATCTCCGGCAAGATTCTTTCCACAGCAACGGAGCAAGTGGACTATGCCGCCGAGTTTATTAACTTGGACATTGCAAGCCAAGCCAAAGAGCAGGCCGCGCTAGAAAAACAGGTCGAGGAATCGGAGTCTGCGGAAGAAGTGCAAGATGCACTTACAAAGCTAGGCATTGCCCGCTTGTTTGAAGTTTGGAGCACAAAGGACTCAGCATCCCGCGAGTCTGCTTTCTTGTGGCTAAACGAGACGATTGAGCAGGGCAAGCAAGGCAAAAAGCTGTTGGACGAAGAGCGCAAGGCGTTTCTCGATGACATGCGCCAGAGCGGGCAAGCGTCCATTCTCGCCGGCGACGAACTGAATGCCGCTGTGGCTGACAACCTCACGAATTTGAACAAGGGCGTGATGCGTCGCGCATTGCTCGGCATGCGTGGATTTTTGTCGGAGTCGCTATGGACTACGCTGCAACGGCTCGAATTGATCTTCGGCGAAGATTCTGAGATTGTTAATCATTTCGCTGAAAGAATCATCAACGCCGCTAATCTATCGACTGATATTAAGCGCATGGTTGAAGCCCAGAAAAAGGATGCATTGACGGTTATCTTCAACTCTGACAGCAAGTTCGCGCACGCTCGCGGCATCGCTGAATTACAGAAAGTCAAAGACTCTAAAGTCATGGTTTCTAAAGTCACGAAGAAGGAAATCAAGCTGGACATCGACACGCTGACAAAGCTCGCAGATGGCACGATGAGCGCCAAGACGGCAGGGCTTGAACAAGTCGAGGTTGACGCCGCGCTTGAAGAGTTTGCCGCTAACGCACGCAAGCGCACGGTGACAATTGAGAAAGTGACGAGTCGAGCCGCTCCGACATCTCGCACGATGTCGGAGACGCAAGGCATTCAGTGGTGGTTATGGTCGATGCAGGATGCGAGTCGCAAACAAATGGAGCTCGATGGTTGGGACGCTGACAGTTTTGCACAGCTTGAAAAGTTCCTTTCGCCAGAAGCTAAAGCGCTGGGACGGTGGATTTCTGGCAGCTATCAAGATGCGGCTGGAATGATTGATCCGATTTATCGTAAGCTGTTTAATGCACCACTTCCGCGCATTAAGAACTATTCGCCAATTTATCGCCGGAACATGAACGCTGGCGGAGATGTGATGGACTTGGACAGTTCAGACATGAATAGCGGCCTAGCTGCTGGCTTTACAAAGTCCCGCGTGAATACGACGGCTTCACTTGTGGAGAGTGACGCGCTTGCCGTGTTCTTGGCTCACTGGGAAAACGTCTCTCATTGGGTGGCACACGCCGAACTGATGCGTGATATGAAGGCTATCTTGCTGGATAAAGATACTGCCGTAGCCATTCGCCAGAAAAAAAATGAGGGTTATCTGCAACGGCTCAAACAAGACATCAGCACGATTGAATCGAACGGCACTTCTGCGGCGCGTGAGCTTGTGGACATTTCTAGGATGTGGCGATGGTTCATGCAGTTCCGCGCATACAAAGGATTGGCCTTCCGCATCTCGCCGATTATCAAGCAAACTCCGGCGATGCTAAATCCATTGCTTGCTGACGTTCCGGCGCATAACTACATGATGGGACTTTCTCGCGCATTTATTGAGCCGCAGGCATTTGCTAGTGAAGTCTCCGCAATGTGGAAATCTGACATCATCCGCCGTCGTATTGAGTCGGGTTTCTCTGCTGAATCTCGCGTTGCGATGCAAGGAACGAGCATGACGGGATCGCAGGCTATTCTTGCGATGCAAACTGGAATGATGCCGATGCAAATGGTTGACGGCGGGTGGACTGCGCTAGGTGCCGCCATTTCCTTTGATTACTACAGGCGCGGATACATGCGCGACAATCCGCAAATGACGCCAGAGATTGCCGATTCAAAGGCTATTGCACGCGTCGAGAAGATGATTGCCACTTCTGCGCAGCCTTCGGACATTTACGCTAGATCACTTCGTGAGCGCTCAGGGAATCTGTTTATGCGTGGCCTGGCTATGTTTGTCTCAGAAACTCGCAAGACACTGGCGATTGAGCTTATGGCAATTCGCAAGCTAGCAACGGGTAAGTCAAAAAACAAGGCGTTGGATATTCAGCGGTTTCTAGTGGCACATTTTGTCATGGCTGGAGTATCGCAACTCTCGGCTATGGTTATAGCCTCCCTACTTGGTGACGATGAGGACAGAGACAGGGAATGGAGCGCTGAACAGTGGACGCTTGCGCTGGCTCTTGGTCCTGTGAATGGGATGTTTGTCTTTGGTAAGCTAATTGATCGCGGAGGACGATTCCTTATTAACTCTGATTTTTATCAAGAGCGCTTTGGGACTGGCCAGAAGCTCAGCATGTTTCCAGATGATAATCTATCGGAGAAAGCTTTTACGGATGTCTATAAGGCCGTTGTAAATGTAAACGATCTTTTCAATCCAGAAGACCCAGACGATTTCATGAATGAAATTGATAACGTGTCCTCAGCCGTTGGCGCAGCCGCATCAACTTTTTTGGGCCCTGCTGGTGGCGCTGTCGATGTCGGTGCTAACGTGCTACGCGAAGCCCGCAAGATTCAGGAGCGGCTGAGTGAGTAAATATCAGCAAGCACAGCCTTAAGCCTGTCGATCTCGACGGCCTGTCGCTGAATCGTCTGCACGTCTCTGGCAGACGCTGCAAGGTGTGATTCGGTGCGTTCGCGGAGACGTTCGAGGAGTTCGGCGTTGGCAGCTAGTGCTGCGTCTCGCTCGCGTTCAAGTTGTCGGGCAAAATCTGCTAGAACTATGTCTCCGTGAACTATCTTGGAGTCTCGTTTTACGTAGATTTCAACAGAGCTATCATCGCAGTCGATTAATGTTAGCTCTGCCTCTGAATCGGTTTTAGGTGTTGGTGTGTAGCTCATGGTGTGATGAAGGGTCGAAGTTTAGCGAGGGCAAGATGAACAGATTCCATTGTTTCCGATTCTCGTTCAATGTCGCTGTTATTGCGTGTAAAGATTGGTTGAACGATCAGGTAATTTAAGCACTTGCGTAAAGCCAAGTCGGCATCGCGTATGGCTTTGGTTGACTCGTTGAGTTCGCGTTCAAGTTGTCGGGCAAAGTCAACACTAACTCGACCTGTGCCAAACTGCGCTGCGTCTGTTCTCGGTGTATCGCTCATGGTGTGGTGAAGGGGTAAAGTTTGGAAATGGCGTGATTCTGCCTATCATCAAGTAACCAAGACGCATCACTCGGAGGATCGTCAGCAAATGAATAAAAGACCTCCCTGATAGCCTCGCGCATGGCGGTGTTTTCTGCTAGTGCTGCGTCTCGCTCAATTCTAATCTGTTCCGCTTCGTTAAACAAAGCATCAAACTCAATGTATTTTTGATGTAACTCTTTGTTAGCTTCGTTGAGTTCGCGTTCCAGTTGGCGAGATAGCTCTGGTTCTACCACGGCAAAGGATTGTCCGCTCTCGTAATAAGCTTGTACTGCCGCATCTGTTCTCGGTGTATCGCTCATGGTGTGGTGAAGGGGTAAAGTCTGGCGAGGGCGTGATTCTGCCTATCATCAAGTAGCCAAGACGCATCACTCGGAGGATCGTCAGCAAATGAATGAAAAACCTCCCTGATAGCCTCGCGCATGGCGGTGTTTTCTGCTAGGGCTGCGTTGAGTTCGCGCTCAAGCTCGCGGGCAAATTCGACATCAAAACTATACGATCCGCCAAGCATGTGCTCATCCGTTCTTGGTGTATCGCTCATGGCTGTTTTCCTTTTGCTTTGGCGAGGGTTGCGAGAGCAATATTGCGCGCCCATGGCATAAATTGCTCCTTAAAATCAACATAAGGCATTTCCCATTTTTCACAGGTAGCAGAAGCAATGCACTCCAAAGCCTCCAGAAGATCAGGGGCCGCAGCAATTAAGCGGGCGTTGGCCAGCTTCTCTATCATCAAAGTTTGTTCCTTAATCGTCGCCATATCTTCCGCTCGAAGGTTGGCTAGTTTTAAAGCAAGCTCTGCAAGCTCGTCATACTCGCGACGTTCGACTAATTGAATGAGTTGGTCACCGTCCATATAAGGGTAGGTTTTCATGTTACCAGAGGTTGAGGGTTTTACCGATAGCTTCACAGCGTTGGGCTGCGGTGGCGTGAACTGCTGTAAAAAAATAAACCTTATTCCAATCAGATTCTGCATCTGGAAAAGCACATAACTCACGCAAGTGAAACCAATAATCACCTTCTTTGCAGAGCCTTTCAATAGTTTTCTCCAACTCATGCACCGCGTTCAGGTCGTTGAAGTAGTCGGGAATAGTTGACAGGGGCTGGACACTGTGTGGAGAGTTTGGAGGGATGACAATAAATCGGTCGTTAGGATGCACTTTCCACCCACCAGCCTCCGCCAGCTTGATTCGTTTTTGTTCTTGGGTCATTTCGATGCCTCCCAAATGGTGAGGATTTGTTGGAGTTGCTGGTTGGCGCTTTCCACGGGGACTGCGTATCGCTCCAGCCATTCGATCTGACCTAGCAAACACTCCGCCATGGCTGGCGAGATGTTGCGGGAGCGGGCGATGAAGCTAAATTCTTTAGGTCTGCTTGTGAGTGCAGCTAATGAACAAATTAGCTTTCCTTCATTTTCTCCCGTTGCAATATAGTCATTGCTTTCTTGATCCCAATAATACCATTTCTCTCCTAAGATTGTCTTCGACAGTTCAATGAACTCCGCGAGTTCGGCTTTAAGTTGTTCTAGTTGTGTTTTCATCGTGCGTCCTCCTTGGTTGAGGGTTCGAGACAACAGAATTCAAAAGTGCCGTTGTGAGGTGTGAAGTGTTCAAACCATCGGCACACAACATCGCCGTTAAACCGAAATCCTGATATAGCCATCAGCGGCCCGCCAGACTTGAGCCTGACGACATCGCCGACTTGAGGGGTCCATTCTGGTGACGTTACCGAAGGTTCGTCGGCGTAGCGCCAGCCAATAATTTCTCCCCACCAATAGTAATCTTTAGCGGTCCACGAATACATGGAGGCTTTATAAGGTTCTTCGGATTCGCCAGTTTTAGGAGTTAGAACATAAACCATCCGCTCCCCATCACAAGGCATCGGATCTCCGGGAGTGTGGCGCGTCCAAGCCTTGCCGTGCGCTTGGAATGTTTCGGGCTCTGGTTTAATGCGGTAGCACGAAATCGGTGCTGCAAAGTCTGGGTCCTCCAAATCCTCCCACGGGCGGTCGAGAGGTTTCAACTGAATCACCTTACCCTCCGCATGGGCCTTCTTTAGCTCAGCGTAAGGGTCCGGCTCTTGCCTATTAGCATAGCCCCAGTCCATGACTCCATACTTGCGGGAATAGTATTCCCACAATTTACCTCTAGCTTCGGCCTTCTCTGTGGAAGGCAGGTGGATGTCGGCGAAGTGAGTGTCTCCTGGATCTTCTAACGTGCTAACTCGAAATTGGCTCTCGTGCTTCCAAGCTCTAACCCTCACGCACCCTTCTGGCACTGGTCCGGCTTCGGAGAGTGGGCGTAGTTGGGAGAGGCTCAAAACTCCCTGCTCAGTCTGCTCCGGCAGGTTGTCGAGAAATGCGCGGGCAAGAGTGAGTCGTGCGGCTTGCTCTTTATTCCATGATGTTGGGTAGAGGTGTGTGCTCAAGGCTATCGCATCGCCTATTTCTGGATGCGTGGCGGAGGTGCCCTTGCAAGCCCTGTCAATAGCCTCTTGGAGTTCTTCGTTTGTGTATGTCGTTTTCATTGTAATGATTTTAAAACAAAAAGGCCGACTCGGGCAAGGAGTCGGCCTAATGCGGTTCATCGCAAGTTGGACGGTCACGCCTTGCCCGCGAGAACCATTTCCCTTTTATTGATCGGATTCCTCATCACGTCAAATTAAAATGAGTTTGCTTTTAATCGCATTTGTGAGAATCTGGCGACATGACTCTGAACCGAGAACACTCCTCTAAGGGCTACAAGATTAATGCTGGCACCTCAACCGTGACGTATAATTTTTACGGGTTCACGGTTATCGCCGAAACTGTAATCAATGCCATTACCGCTCCAACTGGCGGAGGCATTGAGAATAATAGTTACGACGGCGACGAAGCTGGGCTTACTGGCGTCACGTTGCCAGTTGGTTATTATCCGATTCGCGGAAGTGCGATTGATTTGACCTCCGGCACAGTCATTCTTTGGACTGAATAAATATGCCTGCCATGTGCCTCAGCTTAAACTTGCCCTCTGGCGTAGCTGATCGCACGTTGACACCTCCGACCGTTGCGCCTGTGCTGACAGTCAGCACTTCTTTTGAATCTTATACAGCAAATTTAGAATGGACGGCCAGTAATAAGCTTGAAAGCGCAGGATTTGGTTATCGTCTTGAATTAAGCATCAATGATCAAGATTTTAACGAGATAGTGTCATTATCATCTGAGCATGTAAGTTACAACGACTATCAAGGTTATGCTGCTAATACGCTATATGCTTACCGTATTACACCGTTTAACAATGCAGGCGATGGGCCTGCCAGCAATACTGCTTCGGTGTTTTTACCAGGAGAATAACCCATGAACGCGCTTTCTCTCGGACTTCCTTTCGGCATTTCTCCGCCGACTTCGGCTCCTCCGCCGGGCACGTGGATACTTGCAACAAGCGCTTGGGAAGATACTGGCGTTTGGCTAGATAACGAAACTTGGAACGATTAACATATGCCCATTGGAACTATAACAAACGGCGAGTCGGGTTCATCCGTAAGGGCGAAACTCAACAGCGTTATCTCTGCGACTAACTCGGCTCCTACGGACTACGCTACAGCCGCACAAGGCGCTACTGCTGACTCCACAGCTAGTAGTCTTTCCTCGCACGTTGGAAACACAAGCAATCCGCACAGCGTTACCAAGTCGCAAGTCGGCCTCGCTAACGTAACAAACGACGCGCAGACTATTGCGTCAATCGTGCCAAATACCGCGCCAAGTGCAGGCCAGGTCTTAGTTGGCAACGCAGGCGGCACAGCTTACGCGCCAGTCTCCGCTTCGGGAGACGCTACGCTTGCAAGCACTGGCGCTCTGACATTGGCAACGGTCAATAGCAATGTCGGCAGTTTTGGAAGCGCAACGGTAGCGCCAGCGGTTACGGTTAATGCCAAGGGACTTGTAACGGCAGTTTCAACTAATACGATCACGCCCGCAGTTGGCAGCATTACAGGTCTAGGCACTGGCGTTGCTACAGCGCTTGCTCAAAACGTCACCGGCAGCGGCAGCATAGTTCTCGGGACATCGCCAACGCTAACAACTCCGGCGATTGGGACGCCATCAAGCGGAACTTTGACAAGTTGTACAGGGCTTCCGTTGAGCACTGGCGTCACTGGCACTCTGCCAATCGCTAACGGCGGCACAGGGCAAACGGCGCAAACAGCGGCATTTGACGCGCTCGCTCCGACCACGACCAAGGGCGATTTGATCGTGCATAATGGCACTGACAACATCCGCGTTGCAGTTGGCGGCACTAATGGGCATGTGCTTACGGTGGATAGCGCAGAGGCCAGTGGCGTTAAATGGGCTGCTAGCGGTGGCGGTGGTGGTGGTGGAGGCGGTGGCGGTGGCAGTGGCCCTGACGTTCAGCTTTACACAGCCGACGCAACTTGGACGAATCCAAGCCCATCCACAGCCAAGCGCGTTTTTGTGCGTCTTGTCGGTGGTGGTGGAGGAGGTGGTTCAGGGCGTAAAGGCGTGGCCGGAGTTAACAGATTCGGCGGCGGTGGAGCCGCTGCTGGCGCTGTCACTGAGTTTTGGACTCTGACAACTGAGTTAGGATCTACAGCATCAGTTACCGTTGGAGCTGGTGGCACAGGAGGAGCGGCGGTATCTGCTGACACTACAAACGGCAACTCTGGAACAGCTGGCGGCAGCACTACGTTTGCCGGTATGACTGCTGTGGGCGGTGAATTTGGGGTTGCTGGCGGTTCAAGCACTGGGACAGCTGGAGCAGCCGTAGCTAACTCATGCGTTGCTGGTGTTAGTAGTGCCAGCAATGGCGCAGGCGGAGCGGGAGCCGCCGTTGCTGGCGCAGCTGCAACAACGGTCAATGCTACTCTTCCAACTGGCGGCGGCGGTGGCGGTGGCCTTGATACGTCAAATACTAACCGTGCAGGCGGAGCAGGCGGAAGCATTGGAACTGCCGCAGGCATAACAGTCCTGGCAGGTGGCACGGCTGGAACTTCTGGCGGTGGCGCAGGCGGCAACGGAACCGCAGGTCGAGGATCAGGAACAGGTGGCGGCGGCGGTGGTTCTAATGGCGCTGGCGCTGGTGGCGCAGGCGGCAACGGCGGCGGCTTTGGCTCAGGCGGCGGTGGTGGAGCAGCCGGAACAAACAGCGTTGGCAATTCTGGCGCTGGCGGAAATGGCTCACAAGGTTACGCTCTCATCATCACTTACTAATTATGAAACGAATTGCTCACATCGACGGAACCACGATCACCAATATTTCTTTGGCACCTAATGACGCGCCATTAGCACCAAATACGATGCTGGAAAGCGATGCTATTGCGGCTGGCTATACTTACAAAAGCGCCAGTGATACGCTGCCAATTGTCGTTTCAATGCGGAGCTTTCGCGAAGCGTGCGGGCGTGACCTTACAATCAGAATTAGCGCTTACGTTGCCAGCATCGAAGACCTTAACGAACGGTTCAAAGCTCAGACTGATTTTGAATTTGCGACCACAGTTTCACGCGCTCATTTTCGCGTTTTGCAGATTGCTTCAGCTTTGGGCAAGACTGAATCCGAGATCGACGAAGTGTTTGCTTTGGCTCAACAATTAGACGCTGTTTAATTTATGCAAGACAATCACCTCACTCCTTTCATCGGTTCACTAATTGCCTTTGCAAGCACGGTGACGAGTCTTGCAGAGATTGAAGTTTGGCTCAAGCTAAGTTCTTTAGCAGTCGGGACTTTAGCAGGAATTCTAGGCTGCATTTCAGCAATAAACAACCTCCGCAAATAACATGAAAAAGAACATCTTCAAAAACTGGAAAACTACCCTTGCTGGCATCTTTGGTTTTGCCTCCGTAGTGGTGCCCGTCGTGCTGCCGCAATACGCGCCTATTGCCCATCAGGTGACGGCTCTTGCTGTGAGTCTTGGCTTGATTGCTGCCAAGGACGGCGACAAGACTGGCCTCTAATCGCCATGACCGTTCTAACCGTTACCCTAGGCATCTTCTTTGCTTTGGTAGCGGTTGGATCACTCGCCATTATTGCACTATTTTTTCACGATCTATGACTAAAGCTGATATCGTTAGATCGTATTTTGAACGTTTTCCAGAAACGGAAAACCTCACGCTTGCCAAAGTTTTGCATAAAGAATTGCCCAAGGTTTTTCTATCCCCGGAATCGGCTCGCGACATTATAAGGAGACTTCGGGGGGCCAAAGGAAAACGTCATACTAAATACGCTACGGATAAATCGGCATTCAAGCCTCTTGGCTGGCAGAAGGATGTGATACCTAAGACGCTCGCAAGAACGCGGGAGCCAATCGTTTTGAGCGGAGCCTTGAAGGTTCTGATCCTATCAGACATTCACATTCCATATCACGATGAGGTAGCTGTGGCTGCTGCTATCACGCACGGTAAGAAAAAGAAACCTGACGTGATTATCCTCAACGGTGACATCGGTGATTTTTACGGCGTGTCACGTCACGACAAAGATCCGCGCCGATCGCTTGCGGATGAGCTTGATGCAATCCGCCAGTTCCTTTTCCACCTCCGCAAGCAGTTCCCGAACGCACGCATCCTTTACAAAATCGGAAACCACGAAGCCCGGATGGAGATGTTTTTGGTTAAGAATGCGCCCGTGCTTCTAGGCGTGTCAGACTTTGAGCTTCCAGTGCTGCTGAAATTTGATGAGTCGAGAATCGAGCTTGTGCCATCGCTGACGCTTATTCGACTTGGCAGCTTGCCGATTTACCACGGGCACGAATTGCCGCAGGGCATGTCATCGCCAGTCAATCCTGCGCGAGGCATTTGGATGCGCGTGCAAGAGTCGCTTATCTGTGGCCATTGGCATCGCACTAGCGAGCACACTGAAAGCACGGGGCTGAACAAAAAGCTCTCATCCTGTTGGAGCACTGGGTGCCTTTGCGACCTGACGCCGGATTACGCCATTGTGAATCGTTGGAATCACGGATTTGCATGGGTTGAAACGCAGGCCGATGGCAACTACGAGGTGACTAATCACAAAATTATCAACGGAAGGGTTTATTAAAATGAAAGCTGTATGTCTAGATCCTGGCCACGGAATGAGCAATCGGCGCGCAGGTGCTTATGATCCTGGCGCTTGTGCCTTCGGTAAAAAAGAAGCTGAGATCGCGATGGATTGGGTTAACGAACTGCGCGTCATCTTGCAAGCTCGCGGGCACAAGGTTGTCAGGACTCGAATCAACGGCAGCGATCCAGCGCCAGTTGGCGAGCGTGCTGGCATCGCGGAAGAATACGGCTGCGACATTATGATATCTATCCATTGCAACGCTGCAAACGGCTCAGCTAATGGCACAGAGACGTTTTACCGTGGCGAGTTTAACAAAGGCCTTGCTGCAAAAATCAACGCGGCTTTATGCGCTGCTCTTGGCACCAAGTCGAGGGGCGTTAAAACGGAGTCATCCAGCCAGCATTCACGGCTTGCCGTCATGGCGTTTCAGCCGTGTTTCCTCATTGAGCTTGGTTTCATCGACAATGCAGGCGATCTCGAAAAGATGATTGATCCCGTGCGAAGGCTGGCAGCTTGCGAGGCCATTGCTGAACTGCTATGAGACGCGCAATCTGGCCATACAGTTTCTATTTCTTGGCCGTTTATTGTTTTGGCTTTGTGTATGGCACGGCGTTATTCAGTCTTGTGTGGTTTATCCAGATTGTTATCGAATGCGCCGATTAATGGAAGTTCCTCTCGGCTGGAAGCTCTATGACGGGCCGAAAGACTGGCGCTTAATCAAAGGCGCGAAGTTTTGGGACGCGGCTCAATTACGTTGGCGCAAGATATGCGGCGGCGCGTTTGCAACTGGTGACGGGCCAATTATTGTAAAATCATGACTGACTGGCAACGAATCGCAGATTATTTCAACGCAACGGCAAAATGTCGACGGCTCAAAACGGCACAGCCGAAAGTAAGCCATGATCCGGGATGCACGTTCGTTGAATGCCAGCATGATAAGTGCGTTTGCCGTATGAATGACCACGGTGACGAGCCTCTCAGCTTTTTCCTTGCTAAGTGGCAAAATAGGCACGGGTGAAAATAAATTACAATTTCTACTTGTGGAAGTTTCTACCGTGTGTTTTGATTGTCGGGTCATCACGACATCATCATATCATCACACCATGACAACAAACTCAGACAGCCTCACTCTTTCAGTTATTCCAAAAATCATTCTTAGCGACCATGAGCAACTTTTATTACTTGCTCAAAATGTAGATAAAGAAACAGATCGCATTTGGGAAAGATGGAAAATCTCGGATGGTCTTAATAGGTCAGATCGCAAAGATTTAGAGAAGCGCATTAAAGCCTTGTCTAAAATTTCAATCAGCATTGGAAAGCTGCGTGCTGCCATTTACGCCACTGAAACAGTCCCTCATATTTAACAACAACTCAGGGGTGCGTCTGTAACGCACGATATCATCACATGAAGACACTAAAAATTAGCGAGTCATTACACTCGCAACTACGAATCAACGCAGCCAATCAAGGCTGCTCTCTCCAGTCCCTTGCCGAGGGATTCATTACCAATGGAATCGCCGACCTGCTTAAGCGCAAGCAAGCCAAGACTGGCAATCCTCTGAGACTTCGGAAAGGAGCCGCAATATGAACGATTTAACTCCATGGCTTGACTCCATCAACGAAGGGCCGCGCAAGCGTGCATTTTTTGTAGCCGTGTTTTCCAAGCTGGAAGACCTTGGTTTCATTCTCAAGAATCCTGACGCTATTGATGGCGGTTATCGTTTGGAGTTCCGCAATGACGATAACCTCACTTGGGTTATCGCTGACCGTTACATGAGCTGGCCTGTAGCTGGCGAAGATCCAGGTATTCAGCTTTACAGTGAAAATGAAGCGTGGGAAGCATCCTTGCGCGCTCGGACTCCAATTCAACTGGCTTTAGACGCAATCGAATACCTTGCACCCAATGAATAATCTATCCTCATTCCATTTCCGCTCCGGCATGGGCGACCGTGTAACCGACAACCGCGCAGAGTGGTTGATTAAGTTAGACGATCACATTCGCGCAAACTCACCACGTCAGCGCAGGCTAGAAGCAAAGCGCCGATTTCTCCTTGCCAGATACCACGAAACATTCTCAGCCATTGCAGGCGGCATCCTGCTGGTTGTTATTATCCTCTGCCTTGCATTCATCTAACCCCACATCATCACCACTATGTCATCACAACTTACTACTACCGCTAAACCATCTGCGCTTGCCACCATGGCAGGCAAGTTCAACGTCGATCCAGCCAAACTGCTTGGAACGCTCAAGAATACCGTCTTTAAAGGCGCTTCTGACGACGAGCTTATGAGCTTGGTCATTGTCGCCAACGAGTATGGATTGAATCCGCTCACAAAGGAAATCTACGCATTCCCTGCCAAGGGCGGCGGCATTGTTCCAGTCGTATCCATTGACGGCTGGCTACGTATGATGAATGACCATCCTCAGTTTGATGGCATTGAGTTTCAGTTTACTGAAAACGACGGCAAGCTCATTTCATGCACCGCGCTTATTCATCGCAAAGATCGCAAGCATCCAACTAGCGTTACTGAATACCTAGGCGAATGCCGTCGTAACACTGACCCGTGGAAGATGGAGCATCGGATGCTTAGACACAAAGCAACCATTCAGTGCGCTCGCGTGGCGTTTGGTTTCAGCGGCATCACTGACGAAGATGAAGCCGAGCGTATTGGCATGGCTCGCGATGTAACGCCAAAAGCTACCGACTCCAAGCTTTTCAAACCGAAAACTCCTACGCCGGAGGAATGTCCGCAACCTCCGCCATACAAATCTCTGGCTCAGTCAGAGGCCGCATCCTCGCCCAAGTGTGCATTGACATCTGGGTTTAATACAAATGAGGATGCGGAATCCTTTTCTCTTAGCGATAAAGCGCCATCGCAGGATGAGCAAATCGCCGCCAAGCTCGCAGTGGCTGGCATTAAATGGTCTGAAGTTCATGGCGTGATGGCAGATCAAGGCCTCGCCGATCCTGAGTTTGTGCCGCTGACTGAAGCTGCCGCTGACGTTTTGACAAGCTGCCTTGCACAGTTTGACGCAATCGTGAAGCTTGTGAAAGGAGGCCAGCCATGAGCTACGTCAATCCATTCCAAAACGTGCCTAGCGCGTCAAAACTTCATCGCGTGCTAGAATGTCCCGGCAGTCATCAAGCTGAGTTTGCAGCGCCATCAGTCGAGGAGGATACTACCGAGGCCAATATTGGCAATGAGGTGCACGCTATCCTTGCCGGCGAACTGACTGAAGACACTGCGAGCGTCGAGGCTGTGCAAACGGCGGAAATGTGTGAATGCCAGGTTTCAAGTCTTATCACTGAATGGGGCCATGATGCAGGTAATATGCTAAGTGAAAAACGCTACGGCTTAACACGTCTTGGCGGAGTTGTGGAAGTCACCGAAAGCACAAAAGCCGACGTGATATTTACCGGGCAGTTTGACCGGCTTTATATCTCCGGCACTCACGGTCTTTTGATCGACTTCAAAAGCCTGCGCGGAGATCATGCCACGGCAATCGAGAACCCGCAGTTGATGAGTTTGGCCGTCCTAGTGGCGAAAAAGCATAAGCTGACTGACGTGCGCGTTGCGCTTGTCCAGCCCATGAAAGGCAAGCCAACAACGGCGGACTTCAACGCTAACGGGTTAAAACTTGCCGAGTCATGGCTTTTCGCTGCCCTCGATGCCGAGATGGAAGCCGGGCCTGATGATTTGCGTGCTGGCGATTGGTGCAAATATTGCAAAGCTCGCTACGGGTGCCGTAAGTTTCAAGAAGCGGCCATTCAGGAGGTCGAAGTTATCGAGCCTGCTACCATTGCAGGAATGGACGGCGAGACGCAGAGAAAGGCCATGTGGGCGCGTGTGTCGGATCTTCCTGACGCTCGTCTTGCAGCAGCAATGAACGGGCTGGCAATGGTCAAATACTACGTTGCCGCCATCGAGGGCGTGGCAAAAGTGCGGGCTAAGAACGATCTTGGGTTTCAGCAGTTTTTTACGCTGCGAGAAAAGAAGGGGCGTCGCTCAATCACCGACGTTACAAAAGTCTTTGCTGCATGTGAAGCTCACGGAGTTACCGCTGAGCAGTTTACCGCGCTTTGCTCAATCGGTCTTGGCGACGTTAAGCAACTTCTCAAAGATGCGACGCACTCAAAAGGCAAGGCACTTGATAATCTGCACGATGCAGTCTTGACTGGCGCCGTGGAAGTGGGCAAATCAAGCGTGGAACTCGTTCCTGCAGGACAATTAGAATAACGAAACATCATCACCATCATCACAATGGATTACGATCAATTCATCACAGAAAAAACGCGTCGTTTTACGTCGCACGGATTCGAGCCGCTTAGCATCACCGCGCCGCTTTTTGAGTGGCAGTCGCACGTTGTTAAGTGGGCAGTCAGGAACGGGAGAGCCGCACTTTTCGAGGATTGCGGCCTTGGTAAGACGGCTCAGCAACTTGAATGGGCATCGCAGGTATGTCGCCACACGGGCGGCAGCGTGATTATCCTCACGCCGCTTTCGGTGGCACGGCAGACTGCTAACGAGGCCGCTAAGTTTGGCATCGTGGCAACGGTGGCAGAGTCACAAGACGATGTGAAGTCGCCGGGCATCTGGATCACGAACTACGAGAAGCTTGAGAAGTTTGATGCGACTCAATTTGTCGGCGTCGTTCTCGATGAATCCAGCATCTTGAAAAACTTTACTGGCAAGATGCGGCAGCTTCTCACTGCCACGTTTAGCGAGACGCCGTATCGGCTTTGCTGCACGGCCACACCATCGCCAAACGACTATACTGAATTTGGCCAGCACGCTGATTTTCTCGGCGTTTGCTCGCCCGCGCAGATGCTAGCTACGTTCTTTATCAATGACACATTCAACACTGGCGACTGGCGACTGAAAAAGCACGCAGAGAAAGAGTTCTGGGCGTGGCTGGCGTCATGGGCTGCGTGCATCTCGAAGCCATCAGACATCGGCTTTGATGATGCCGGCTACGACCTGCCGCCACTGAATCTGCAAACGATCACAGTCGAAGTGGATCACTCGAAAGGCGCGGCAGAAGGCGAGCTTTTTAGGCACGCCACACTATCGGCTACAACGATGCACAGCGATATGCGGCTGACGGTTAATGATCGCGTGGAGCGTCTTGCCGATTTAGTCAATTCATCGGATGAGTCGTGGCTGGTTTGGTGCAATACCAACGAGGAAAGCGAGATGCTGGCGCGTTACATTGTCGGATCGACTGAGATTCAAGGAAGCCACACAGCGAAGCGAAAGGAGCAAGCTGCGGATGATTTCGTGAGCGGCAAGATTCGCGTTCTTATCTCCAAGAGCGGCATCTTTGGCTACGGCATGAACTTCCAGAACTGCTGCCACGTCGCGTTTGTTGGACTGTCTTATTCATTCGAGGACTTTTATCAGGCTTTGCGGCGATCCTACCGATTCGGCCAGACTCGCGAAGTTCACGCCTACATCATCCAAGCGTCCACCGAGGGCGCAATCCTCAAAACAATCCAGCGGAAAATCGAGCAGCACACCGCCATGCAGGAACGCATGAAGATCGCGGCTCAAGCATTTAAAGAACAACAAAAGACACTGACAATGAAAACAGACATTAATACTATGTGCGGCAACGGCTGGCAAATTCATCACGGAGACTGCGTGCGCGTGGCTAAGTCATTGCCTGACGATTCTGTTGATTTTAGCGTGTTTAGTCCGCCGTTCGCGGATTTATTTACCTATTCTGACGACCTGCAAGACATGGGCAATTGCACAGACATGAACGAGTTTACAAAGCATTTTGAGCTTTTGATTGAGGAGATTGCTCGCATACTTGTCCCAGGTCGCGAAGTTGCGGTGCATTGCGTTGACCTGCTCTCCACTAAGTGGAAGCACGGCAAGATCGAGTTTCAAGACTTCAGCGGCGAAATTATCCGCGCATTTTGGCGTCATGGATTTCTTTTTCATTCTCGCATCACAATATGGAAATCTCCAGTCACCGAAATGCAGCGCACAAAAGCGCATGGGCTGCTTCACAAGACGCTGAAAAATGACAGCGCCGACTCACGCGTTGGATGTCCTGACTATCTTCTTGTTTTTCGAAAGCCGGGCGAGAATCCCAAGCCAGTCACAAAGGATGCTAACAAGTATCCCGTGTCATGGTGGCAGGAAGTGGCGTCGCCGGTTTGGATGACTGTCGATCAAGGGCGCGTTCTGAATAAAGACGGGGCGCGCGATAACGCCGACGAGCGTCACATTTGCCCATTACAGTTAGACGTAATCGAGCGCGCTGTTGAGCTTTGGTCTAATCCTGGCGATTTGGTTTATTCACCGTTTACCGGCATCGGCAGTGAGGGCGTCGGTGCTTTGACTTTGGATCGTCGGTTTATTGGCAGCGAATTAAAAGAGTCTTATTTTAAGCAAGCATGTCAAAATCTTCAAAACGCAAAATCACAACTTACTCTGTTTTGATGAAAGCTCCGTCATATTCCGAACACGTTGAGCAACGCGCGTTAGTGGCCTGGGCTACGATCCAAAGTAAAACAATCCACGAGCTTGCGTCATTGTTTTCGGTGCCAAACGGGGCGCACGTTTCAAAGGCGCAGGCAGGCAAGTTGAAATCTGAAGGTTTGAAAGCTGGCGTTCCTGATTTGTTTCTGGCGATTCCTCGCCATGGCTATTCAGGAATGTTCATCGAAATGAAGCGCGTCACAGGCGGCATCGTCTCGCAGGCACAGAAAGAATGGCATCGCAGGTTGTCGGATAACGGCTATTTAGTCGTGGTCTGCCGAGGCTTTGATGCCGCAAAAGAAGAAATCCTTAACTACTTAAAACCATGAAAAAACTAAACATCTCAATCAACCTGCTCCAACTTCAGGGAGCATGCAAAGCAACCATCAAAGGCGAGGATTGCGTTGTGATCCGCATTGCTAAGAGCAGGGCCAAGCCACATCAAAATGGCAAGGTTTATCTCAACCTTGAGGCGGTGAGCAACAAGAACGGCGAGGACGACTACGGCAACACGCACTTTGTCGCTGAGCCATCAACCAAAGAGGAGCGAGAAAGCGGAGCCGCTAAGCTGCCGATCATCGGCAACGGCAAAGAATGGTCAAACGAAGGCCATCAATCGCAAGCTCGCCCGACTCGGCAGGTTGCAAAGGCTGCTTCCGCGCCCTTAGAAGACGATGGCGGAGAAATTCCGTGGTAATTGTTTTTTTGATTTTCTCAAATCTGATAAACTGAAACGCCGGGTAAAGGATTGGAACCCTCCGGCAATTATACAATGATCATTCAAACATTAATCCTTCAATCCTGCCGTCGGGGCGCTTTTTCATTGGGCGCGTTCCAACTCGACGGCAGAGTTGAGGGATTTTTGTTTTTGTGAATTACTATAATGAACACGACTCTAAAGTTGCAGCTTGGTTGCGTGAACTCATCAAAGCTGGACTTATTCCAGCCGGAGATGTGGACGAGCGATCAATTGCAGAAGTTAAGCCCAACGAACTTCGGCGCTACACTCAATGCCATTTCTTCGCTGGTATCGGCGGATGGAGCCTTGCACTCCAGCTTGCAGGATGGCCAGCAGATCGACCTGTTTGGACAGGAAGCTGCCCTTGTCAACCCTTCTCAACCGCAGGCAAAGGACTTGCCCAAGCAGACGAAAGACACCTCTGGCCAGTCTTCTTCGATCTCATCCGCCAGTGCCGCCCTGAGCATGTCTTTGGGGAGCAAGTTGCAAGCGCGATTGGCAAAGGTTGGCTCGATGGAATATCGGCAGACCTGGAATCTGAAAACTACGCCTGCGGGTCGGTCGTATTGGGCGCACACAGCGTTGGCGCACCGCACATCAGACAACGACTCTACTGGGTGGCCAACTCCAATGGCAAACAAGAACTCGCCACAGACACGCTCGGACTTTACGCCGAACTTGGCAGCGGTGGCTCAAACAGTGATTGGCAACGAGTCATCCACTCCTGCGAATGTGATGAAGATGGAAACTGCCCTATCTGCGGAATCGACTATTCAGAATGTGGATGCCCTGGCCCAACGCAAGACGACAAATACGAATACCGAGAAAGAGACGGAATCCTTGAAGCTCGCAGGCTGGTGCTCGCCAACAGTGACGGATGCGAGCAGAGGAGTGATGCCGCCACGACCTCAAGATACGGGAATACCACTGAGTCAGCAGGTAGCAGGGATGACAGGATGGGCAACACCGAGCAGCCGCGACTGGAAAGACTCAGCGGGACAATCAACGAGCGGAGTGAACCCAGACGGCTCAGACAGAACGAGAATGGATCAACTGCCACGGCAGGCTTTTGGACTGATTACAGACTCGCCAAGTGCCGAGACGGTAAAGCCCGACGCATCCCAACTGAACCCGCATTTTTCCCGCTGGCTCATGGGATTCCCGCCCGAGTGGTGCGCCTGCGCGGTTACGGCAATGCAATCGTTCCCCAAGTCGCGGCGGAGTTCGTAAAAGCCTACTTCGAAATAACCACATGAAGCCTCCCGCATTCCAATTTTACCCTGACGATTTTATTGGCGGCACCTGTGACCTTTCATCTGAGGAGGTTGGCGCTTACATTCGCCTTCTTTGCTACCAGTGGAGTCGCGGATGTATCCCAGACGATCCCGCTAAACTTGCCCGTATCGCTGGCACGTCTGTAACACCAGACACGTTGCAGAAGTTTCCAAACGGCAAGAATGCCAGACTTGAATTTGAGCGTGAAAAACAAGCCGAGTATCGATCTGAAAAGTCAAAAGCTGGGAAATCTGGCGCTGAAAAGCGATGGCACAGCCATAGCACAGCCATCGGTTTGCCATTAGCAAACACTATGGCAAACGATAGCTCTCCGTCTCCGTCTCCGTCTCCGTCTCTGATTACAAACTCCACTTCAAAGAAGCCTTCGGCTCCAGAGGGTTTTGAGGAATTCTGGATAGCATACCCAAGAAAGACCGCTAAATCAGACGCTCTGAAAGCATGGAACAAAATCAAACCAGATCTCATTACCGTTCTTAATGCTTTAGACTGGCAACGTAAGTCTGAAGACTGGACTAAAGATTCAGGACAATACATTCCATATCCTGCCAGTTACCTTAATTCAAAACGATACGAGGACGAGAAACCAAAACCGAAAGCTCAACCAATCCGCCCTCAATCATGCTTATGAACATGCCAGTATCACATGAGGCTGAATCATCGCTTCTCTCATGTTTTCTTCAAGATCCAGTCAATCGAATCGGAGAGGCTAGAAATACACTCAGCGTTTCAGCTTTTGACCTTGAAAAGCACAGACGTATTTTTACCGCTCTTGTTACCCTTTACGACATAGGCACGCCAATTGACCCTATTCTTTTGGCCAATCATTTCAGGGAGAATGGAGAGCTTGAGCAAATTGGCGGAGCTGCTTATATCACAGAGCTTTTTTGTTTTGTTCCGTCGCCTGTCCATTACCTGCAATACAAGCGCATTGTTCAAGACAAGTATCTTGCTCGGTGCCATATCGAGGCGCATTCCAAAGCACTGGCTATATTCCAAGATTCAAGCATTAGCATCGCTAACGCCATCGAGCAGGCTCAGGAAGCGCTGGAATCCGTGGCAAAATCAACAATCCGCAAACTGTCACGGGTAACATTAAAAACGGCAATGGATCAAACGATGGACGAGATCCAGGAACGAATGAGCAAAGGGGGCGCATTAGCAGGATTCACAACTGGGTTTGATACGATGGACAAGAAATGCGGAGGACTTCAGAGAGGACGTGTCACTGTATTTGCGGGCCTGCCTTCCGACGGTAAAAGCGCTATCATGCAAAACTGCGCGAGAAATGCGCTGAGATCAGGCGCCAGAGTGGCTTGGTATTCGCTAGAAATGCCGATTACAGAGCAGACGTTGCGAATATTGAGCGAAGACAGCGGCGTTGATAATGCCTCGCTTTACAATGGCCTAATGAGTCGAGGTCAGCAGGATATGCTTATGCGGTCAATTCGTGAGCTTTCAGACCTAGGTTGTGATTTGATCGACACCGACAATGCCACGGCATCAGACATCTTGGCCGACATCGAACAAGGGGGCTACGATTTAGCCGTTGTCGATTATCTCCAGTTACTCGAGGAAGAGGGACGCAAGGGCGCAACTCGGGAAGAAATTGTTTCTAGCGTATCCAGACGCATGAAGAATGCAGCACGTCGCAGCGGTTGCCACATCCTCACAGCTTCACAGCTAAACGATTACGGTAAATTGCGCGAATCTCGGGCCATTGGTCAGAATGCTGATAGCGTGTTCATTATTTCAAAAGTCGAGGTTGATGGCGTATCAGACGAAACTCAGCGCTCATTGTATTGTGACAAGAACCGAGGCGGCGCACGCAATTGGACAATTCCACTGGCATTTTCAGGGCCTACCTTTACTTTTAAGGAAATCAGAGAAGACTTTAATTGATATGCCAGCACTAAAAAACCTTAAGCATGAAGCATTTGCACAAGCAGTGGCGCTAAACACGCCAGCGGCTAAGGCTTATCGTGATGGCTGGAATTGCACGCCAGAATCAGCCGAAACTGCCGGCCCTCGATTGGCTAATCGTGTTGAGGTGATGTCTAGGATTGAAGAATTGCGGGCAAAAGTAGCCGAAAAAGCCGACCGCAAGTTTGACATGTCCAAGGACAAATGGCTTGAAAGGCTGGCTAGAATTGCTGCGTCTGCCGAGGAAGTGGCCGACTTTTCAGCAGCTACCGGCGCGCTTCGAGAGATTGGCAAAGGCGCCGGTCATTATGCTCCTGAAAAGGTGGAGCATTCTGGCGCTACTGAAATCGTGATTCGCAAATTATGAAACCCTTTTTGCCGTGCGTTCGCTAGCCGACCTACTAAGGACAGTCTAAAACAGCGTTAACCTCTGTGCATTCGCGGGGGAGTTTTAGAGCGGTAAATCTATTTATTGTAATGACCATTGAACTTCCACACCGATTTAACCCGCGTGACTATCAGCTTCCCATGTGGCGGGCGATGGACGCGCATAAACGCTGTCTGATGGTGTTTCATCGGCGTGCAGGTAAGGACAAGTTATGCTTTAACAAGCTGGTCACTCGCGCAATTGAAACGCGGGCAAATTATGCGTATTACTTTCCGACTGCGGCGCTAGGCAGAAAGGCGCTCTGGCATAATGTGGACGTGACAAACGCCATGCGCGTCATTGACCACATACCGAAGGAATTACTCGCCAAACCGCCAAACCAGACTGACATGCGGATCGAGCTTATCAACGGCAGCACGATTCAGATCCTGGGCACTGACAATCTCGACGTTGTTGGCGGAAACTATTACGGCGTCGTGTTCTCGGAGTTTCAGAATCAGAATCCGCTGGCGTGGGATTACACGCGCCCGATTCTGGCAGAAAACGGCGGCTTCGCTTGGTTCAACGGCACTCCACGCGGAGAAAACCACTTTTTCGACATGCTGAAAATGGCTAAGACAAACGAGTCTTGGTTCACCCAGGTTCTCAGCGTTGAGGATACAGGAGCTATCACGCTGGCACAGATTGACGAGGAGCGACGCTCTGGAATGTCTGAACCGCTAATCAGGCAGGAGTTCTACTGTGACTTCAACATTGCTAACGAGAACGCCATCTATGGCCGATACATGACAGCGGCAGCAGCGGAAGGACGCATTGGCGAGTTCCCGATTGATGGCAGATCGCCGGTGCATACGTTTTGGGATCTTGGCGGGCCGCGCAACACGACGGTATGGTATGGTCAACGCTCGGCATTTGGGCACTGGCGATGGATTGATTGCGATATTGGACTGCCTTTAACGATTCAGGAGCGATGCGCACATATGGCCGCGAAGGGTTACAACTACGGAAAGCACTTCATGCCGCACGATGCACGCCAAACGCAGCGCAACGGCGTCACGTTTGAATCCGATGCTATAGCGGCAGGATTCAAGAACATCGTCGTCGTGCCTGTGATCCCTGACGTGTGGCAAGGCGTCGATTACGTCATGGGCCTAATGCCTACGTTTGAGTTTCGCGTTCCAGCTTGTGAGATGGGCGTTAAAGGACTCAAGGCCTACGAGTCCGCGCCTGATTCATCGAGCGGCATTGTTCGTAATGTTCCGTTGCATACCTGGGCGTCTCACGTTGCCGATGGCGTGCGAACCATGGCAGAGGCTGACAGGTTGGGCTTGATTCCAGGATACAATAGTCCAGAATCGCCGCGCAGACGCCAGGAATGGCAGCAGACTTAATCATCATCACATCATCATCACATGTTACACAACGCAGTAGATTTCAGCTCCGTCACCGATTGGAACCAAACAAACGAGGTAATCGCTAAGCAGCTTGGTTGCTGTGAAAAGACAGTCACTAAGTTCAGGCGTAAACTAGGATTGCCAAGAGCGCCGGATAAGACGACACGCACGAGGCTTAAAGAGCAGTTGCCACAAATCAGTGATCGAGCTTGGGAAACGCATTCAAACTGGGCCATCTCTAAGATTCTGAAATGCAGCGAAAGCGCTGTTCAGGTCTATCGCCTGCACAATTTCAAGCCCAGATTCAAGAAATGACGCCATTTCAAGAAGCCTACGATCTAGCCAAAGAGCTAGGCATTAACTTTAACGACATGATGAAAGAGCATCTGACGGACGGCTATGTCTTTTGCTCGCCTGACTGTTTCATCTGCGCGTTTGATACGAGTCGAGACTACGGCGATTACTCAGAGCTTGCCGTTTTTGTGACGCTGGCCGTGGGCAATCTTGATTATTTTGTCAGCATTGACCCGCTAAAAGACAAGCGCAAATGGCTAGGATTTTGCCGCGAGCACAATGGAGAGCCGCATTGGATTCCATATCAACGATTGAGAAAAAGGCTTGCGACTTCTCAAAAGTGAGAGAGAATCGCTTAATTATGGGAGGCAGTCCAAAACCACAGAAACCCAAAGCGCCACCGCCTACGCCTGCGCCAGTTCGTGCCGACTCGGCTGACGGAGATCAGGCCAGCACAGCCGCATATCGTCGCATGGGACTTGATAAAACAATCAATCCAATGAATCCGTTGGCCCCTAAAACGGCGCTTGGCTCAATCGGCGCGCTTGGATCTGGCGGTGAAGGCGTGATGGTTAACACGCGAGCACCTAAGCCGAAGCCCACTAATATCGGCGGGTTTATGACTCAATTCCCATCTC